CTCAACAATGGGTAATAATTCATATGAAAGGATCAAACATGTTACAGAGCAGGTGCGTGCTATGAGTTATCTCTTTAATTGCCCTATTATTTCTGCAACACAATTAAACAGAGCAGGGTTTGACACTGATAACCCCGACTTAGCTACTATTTCAGAGTCAATCGGCTTAGCTGCGACAGCAGATGTAATTGTGTCTATTTTCCAAAATGAAGAAGACAGGGAATTAGGAATTATAAGATTGGGGATGATGAAAAATCGGTATGGCCCTCGAGGAATGACACAGGCGATGCGCATAAATTACCCTACGCTTTCAATTGAAGAAGCAGATGATATAGAATTTGAGGATGATAGTATGGAAACCCTAAGCGCCCTCGTTGGACTTGCATCATAAGGAACTTTTTATAAATAATTGTAGTGAACATTCAGGTATGGACTGATACTGATTTACATGGAGCTGGTTCAGCTCTTGTATTAAAGTGGTTATATAAAGATGCCAAAGCATTTAATATTAATGATGTTTCGGAATATATGTTTACGGGTAAATTTAAAGGCGCCTTACAATCATTAGACCACTACGATAGAGTTTTTATTGTTGATTTAAACCTAACTCCAGAGCAAATTAAGTTAGCGGATAGAGATAATGTTGTTGTTATTGATACACATAAAGCCCATATTAAAAATAAGGCCTTATATAGTAAAGCTAAAACTATAATACAAGGTTATCCGGACCACGGTTATCGGTCAACTGTTGATTTAATTATTGATAAGTTTGGAGACCATTTGCTACATTTAACCAATGAGCAATTATTGCTAATTGAGTATATTGGTACATATGATTGGTACGATACACAATATAAAGAATCACTTAAATTAAACGCTATTTACTATAATCTAAATTCCCCAAAAACGGAAAAGTTTATTTCAGCATTTTCTGATGGGTACAGAGACTTTACATTACATGAAAAGAATGCTGTTAAGTTATATTTTAAAAAATTTAAAGACCAGGTTGAAAGCGGTCGCGTGTTTAAAGGCCAGGTAAAAGGTTATAATGTAGTCGCGACATTTGCTAACTACGCGGTTGGTGAGCTAGCTCATTTTTTAATTAAAAAGTATGATGCTGATATCGGTATAATAGTTAACTCACAAGCTAAAGCAGTTTCATTTAGAAGATCTAAAAACTGTGATGTAGATGTAAGTATTTTAGCTAAAAACCTATGTCAAGGCGGCGGTCATGCTGCTGCAGCGGGAGGGAGACTAACGGAGCAGTTTGCAACCTTAACCAAACAATTTACCGCATGTTAATTATTAATACACCCAAGGCTCCATCTAGCACTCTTATAAAAGACGAAACAGAGCATCTATTATTATGCTTTTGTACATTCTGCGCGCAATTAAAAGGCAAAAAACTATCACTCCAAAATATTTTTATATTAGTTCTACAGGAGGAAAAAATAAGAAATATTCTTAAGGAACTTTTAACCATTGAAACTAACTTTGATGTAGTTAAACTATTTATAGACTTTGAGCCTTCTATTACCAAATCGAAATATATTACAAAGTTCCTTAATTCCCATTCCGATATAGACTTATGATTACAGAAAAAGAGAAGTCAATATATAATAGCCATTTATATGCTTCTCGTAAGGCAAAAAACAAGCCGGTAAGACTAAGACAAAATTTTGATAACATAGAAAGTAAAGACGAGGTAGCCTTAAAGAAGCTAAATTTACTTTTATCAAAATATACGCATATAAATTATAGTGATTTTTTTATAGCACCATACAAGATATATGGTCCGGATAATTATTTTGATTTAACGTTCTTTAATACACGTAAAGCGATAAGGTGTTATTCGCTCTACTGTAAAGATAAAGAGGTCCAAGATCCTGATAGTGAAGAAAGTATCGATACACTTAAAAAGTGTTTAAAATTTATTTACAATTACTGCTACGATAAAAAAATAACACTCACGGAGTATAAAACATATGTTCCAGAAACCGGTGCACAAATTTCCCGGGAAGGAGCAACTCCCGAAATATTTTGGCATTTAAAGGATCATAAAATTAATTTCTATACATTACATGCTTTTGATATGGATGGAGTTGTAAAAAATAAAGATAGAGAAATATTCGATTGGTTTATAAAAGATTTTACGGATCTTTATTCCAAGACTCGGGTTAAATTTGTAAGTTCCAAATCGCTTAAGGAAAAAGCTAAAAAAGGAATTGAAATAATACAACAAAAGCTGTTGAAGTTTAGTGTGTAGGTAGTATAATTATGGCATGAGTACGTTTAATACTTCAATGTTTCAATCAATTAAAGACGCGTTAGCTAGTTCTGAGAGTAAGGGGTCGGCTACATTTAACGAGATTATGCCTACTAAAGCAGGTAACACTTACACGGTAAGACTCTTACCTTATGCTAAAGATGCCAGTAAGACATTCTTTCATTATTACAATCATGGATGGAACTCTTACGCGACTGGCCAGTATGTTCAGACATTAAGCCCCCAGACGTTTGGTGAGCGAGATCCTATTTCTGAAGAGCGCTTTCGTGTGCTGCGAACTGGTTCTGAAGAAGAAAAAGAAAAAATGCAAGCTATTCGCCGCCTTGAGAAGTGGTTGGTTAATATTTACGTTGTTGACGATCCTGCAAATCCGGATAATAACGGCAAAGTAAAGATTCTTCGTTATGGCAAACAACTTCAAAAGATTATTACTGAAGCTATTGAAGGTGAAGATGCTGAAGAATTCGGTCCTCGTATTTTTGATCTTGGGCCTGATGGTGTAAACTTTAAAATTAAAGTTGAGCAGCAAGGCGATTTTCCAACTTATGTATCTTCAAGATTTACTACTGCTGGTAAAATTAATCTTTCGGAAGATGAGCAAAAAGATATTTATGATGGAGGGTTTGATCTTTCTGAGGTGTTTACTCTTAAGTCATATGACGATCTTAAGGGCATGCTTAATGAGCATTACTACTGTAAGACTGATGACACACCACCAGAGACTTCAGCTCCAACTCCAGCTGAAACTCCTACAGAGCCAGAACCGGTTGGAGTTGCTAGTGATACGGTAGAAGAAGATATTGACGAACTGTTGAAAGACCTGTAATATGCAACCAGGAATGACCCCAGAAGAAAAAGCTGCTGTTATGCAGTTTATGGGACAAACTTATGGTCAAGCCCATCAACAGGATCAAATGCTTGTTGGCTCTGCAGGTAATCTTCAACCCAAATCACAAGAACTCAAGCAGGTTTTTGAACAAACTGCAAAAATGCCTACTCGAATGAGACATCCACAACAAGGACATCCTCAGGAAGTAGCTCCACAGGAAGTAGCTCCTATTACACCGGAACAAGCTGCGCAAGAGATCGCCGCATTGTCTACACCAGTAGTAGAAGATAATGTACAAAATCCAGATCAGCTTGAATTTAATCTCACCGAGCCTTCAAAAATAGATAAGCTTATTAATTTAATTGAAAAGCAAAATTTGCTTTTAAAGGGTATTAGTCTAAAATTAGATAATGGCAAAGACACTAAAGCTAAGAAACAAGGGTGAATATCTAAAATTTTTAGATGCGTTATCTAAGATTAACGATGCTGGTGTAATTTTAGATGTTAAAGAAGACAAGCTGATTAGTTTAGTTTCTAGCCTAGACAGCACATTAATTCTTCATGGTGTGTATAAATCTGATTTTGAATTTGAGGATACATTAAATATACCCGATGTTAAAAAATTAAGGTATGTATTAGATACTATAGAAGAAGAATCTATACATATCGATGTTAATCCAAATAATTTACAATATAGCGGTAACGGTGTAAAGTTTAAATATCATTTATACGAAGAAGGGTTTATAACAAAACCAAATATTAATTTAGATAAAATTAACAAATTTGAATTTAATGTTAATTTTAACTTAAACAAAGCCACTATACAACGTCTTTATAAAGGAAGCACGTTTGCTAGTGAGACTAATAAAATATATTTTTATACTGAAAATAACCTGTTAATGGCCGAGCTTACAGATAGGGCGAGACATAATACTGATAATTTTACTTTAAGCCTAGGTAAAGTTGATTTTAGTTTAGACCCAATTTCTATTAATTTAGATAATATGCGACTTATTTCACTATTAAACGACGATATAAGGGTAAAGATAAATACAGAATATGGAGTAGTTGTATTTGATATTGAGGACAGTGACATTAAATTAAGATATATAATTTCAGCGTTAACTCAATAATGAATAATCAAAAAAAGAATAAATTAAAAACCGCGGGATATTTTATTAAAAGATTAAAAGATAATGATTTTATAACTTTAAAAATATTTAATAAGTATAGCGATTTAGATCCTAGAAAATGGACTGTGTTGGTAGATCCGTCCGGAGCTTCAGTATATATTACTTGTTTTGAAAATACCCCATTTAAAGGTGAGTATTTATTTACGTTTAACGACGGTAATCAATTGTTTAACAATAACTTCAGCTTAAAAACCGATTCAATCGAAGTTGTAGTTCAAAGGCTCCTTAAAAGGGGTGTTGGACAGAAGATAGATAACCAGTTTTTGAATAAATAATAATATGAAAGAGGACCATGATCAAAACTCTATAGAAGATGAAGAATTAAGAGAGATGGTCGAACGAGCCCTTAAAGATAATATTAAAGATCGTAAAACATTTAAGAGGAGACAAGATCTAGCAACAAGATTATCCCATATTTTATGCGAATATCTAGATAGCTATATATTATTGGGGTATGATTTTAATGGAAATCATCTAGATTTAAGAGCAGCTAACACCCCACAGAAAAATGAAGCGTTAAATTCTTTCCTATTAAAATACTTTGCTACAGAAGTTCACTCAATAAAAGGTATACCTCCGAGACCAGATGAATTGTTGTAAAAAACATATATACGCCATAGAGACAGGAGATTATGTGGGTCAAATGTTTGCTGTAGTTGATATACATAAAAGTTTTATTGGATGCTTATCATTACCGTCGATGAAAAACATAAAAGTCCCGACAGAGTCATTTGAAAGCGGAAGGAACAGTGATATAATTAAATTTGTAGAAGAGCTACCTGAAGACGTTTATTCTGTTATTGAGGCTCAGTATAATAAAAATGAAAACTCTGATAATAGACGGCAACAACTTAATACACCGAACGTATTATACAGCAAAAGCCCAGTCGAAAAAGACCAATATACACACGGAGTACCAGGTAAGTAACTTTCATATATACTTTACACTCAACGCTGTAAGCTCCTACGTGAAGCAGTTTGTTCCGGATAGTACTATATTTGTATGGGATGAAAAAAAAGACCACACACCTAATATACGCAAGAGCATTTTAAAGGAATATAAGGGTAATCGGAGCAAGGATCAAGCACCGCATGAGAATAATGAGGTAATTAAATCCATACTATATTCAATGGGGATTAACTCTATTTTTCCTAGTCAGCTAGAAGCAGATGACATTGTTGCTTATATTTGTAAAGAGCACGAAGGTAACAAGGTTATTGTTTCGGTAGATCAAGATTTTTTGCAGTTGGTTAGTTCTGAGTGTACTTTATATGATCCCATACGTAAAAAATTCTTTGAAGACAATAATTTTAAAGAGCAGACTGGATATCAAAACGTTGATGAATGGTATACAGCAAAGTGTTTAATAGGCGACGCGTCTGATAATGTGCCTGGCATCCGGGGGTTCGGAAAAAAGACCGTTCAAAAATATCTTAAAGATACTGGGTATATCTTAACAGAAAAAGAACATAAAATATTTCAACGTAATGCTGATATATTTTGTTTAGATAAGTACAATGAATTGGAAGAAGAAAAAGAATATTATAAGGAACAATTAAAGGTTAAAGTTAATCCCTGTTATAAAACGTTTCTTAAGTACTGTGAGGAATATTCTTTTAAGCGTATTTTAGATAAAAAAGAAGACTGGCATAATTTGTTTTTTATGAAAACCCTTTATAATAAACTAAATGATATCGCTTCCTGAAGACTTTGTTATACTTAAATTTTTTGAGTTAGGTCTTTATCCAAAGTATAACAAATTTAACAATGTATATCACTGCAGTTGTCCTATCTGCAGAGAAGGTAAGTCTTTAGGTAAAAAACGACGGTGTTATTATATTCCTAAAAACGAAAATATATTTTGTCACAATTGCGGTTGGTCTGGAAAGCCTTTAAGATGGATTAAAGAAGTATCAAATAGCAGCGATGAGGAAATTATTAAAGAATTAAAGGAGCATATTCCTAGTGCAGAAGATATAATTGAAAAAGATGAAAAAACTAAACCAACTTTTAAAGTCGAAACCCTACCTAAGGATTCTATTAATTTGTCTGATAAGTTTCAGCTTGACTATTACGATAGCAACAATATTGTTAGAGCTGTTCGACACCTTATTACCGAAAGGCGGTTAGATACCGCAGTAAATAAACCTGAAGTGTTATATGTATCGTTGACAGATATGGTACATAAGAATAGACTTATTATACCGTTTTTTAATGAGCGTGATGAGATTGAATTTTATCAAACTAGAACAGTCTTAAATAAAGATAAGAAAACAAAGCCAAAATACTTAGGAAAGATAAATGCGGAAAAAACTTTGTTCAATATTGACAGAATTAGCAGTGACCATGATCGCGTTTACATTTTTGAAGGTCCTATTAATGCCTTTTTTACAAAAAATTCTGTTGCTGTTGCAGGTATTACTGAACGAGGTAAATCATTTACACAACGACAAGAAGAGCAGATAAATACAAGGCTTAAATTCTTCGACAAAACGTGGATCCTTGACTCACAGTGGGTCGATCAAGCAGCCTTAGTAAAGTCCGAAGCTCTTCTTAAACAAGGAGAGAGGGTGTTTATATGGCCGGAAAAATTTGGCAAAAGATTTAAAGATTTTAATGACATTGCAATAGCATGCAAAATAGATGAGATCAAATGGAAATTTATAGAAAAAAATACCTTTGACGGAATCAAAGGTATTGTAAAGTTATCTGAAATTAAAAAATATCGAAATCAGACGTATTTAAATTGAGCATTCCCAGTTTGTGCAAGGTAACCTTTAAAAGACTCATTGAGTGCTGCAAGCTCTGTAGCAACTCTAGCTATTTTACGTTGTTCAGAAGCTTTCATTCGATCAAAAATTGTATCAGCTTCAGCAGTAGCTAGGATAGTTTGAATAGAGTCTGGTGTCGAACCATTTAAGTATTCTAGAAATACTTCAATTTCTCCAACCCAACCTTCAAGTTTAGC